TCGTAATCCAAGTGACTCACGGAAGTGTAGTACACTAATAAATGAGAAGTAGGGTGCTCTTGCAATAACTTCTAATACCCAGAATCTTTGAAAGTCTCTACCTCTGTAAAGAAAATCTAAGATGTAAATTGTGGTGTCTAATACCCAAGTGTTAAATTGTTTCATACAAATATGGGGTGTGCCCAAGCATAGTTTGGATAGAACCATAGTGCGGTTCCAATAGTCGTAAAAATTACTAACGTTGCTCTTATAGGTAGATTTTTCATTTTACCTCGATAATTTTATCCAAAGAAAATGGATGCACCTGTAAATAAGGTACATCCTCCCTTGCGTGTCTTACTGCTTCAAAAGCGTCTGTGGCATACTCGCCAATTTCGTGATACTCATTTAGTTGGTCGTGCCAACCAAGTGTGTAATGGGACATGATAGTTTCAACTCCAGTACGTTATTATTTATACTAACACACTAGGTATAAATACGCATATAAGTGTGGACTCCCACACCTAGATTAACGATGTATCATAAAAGGAATCTCCATATCCGTATTTGCCCACAGGAATCAAATTAAATGCTAAAGATAGTCTTGATTGTTTACTTTTATGAACATCAATAACGTGTTTGACAAAACTAGGAAATATTATTAATGATTTTGATGTAGGAGTAATTTTTATACTTGCTCTATTGAATGGATCATCTTGAGAGTTCTCTACCATATATGAAGACATATCCTTGAAAGGATTATCAAAGATTATTTTTCCTGTTTCATCATCATAATCGGAATAATAATATACAGCACTAAACATACAGTTCTTATGATTATGCATAAAACATTTTTGCCCTTTATTCGTTTCTGTTATCCAAGATGTTGTTATCTTAAACTTAGTATCATAAGTCAGTACATCATTGATTGCTGAATTTGAATTCTTAGTTAAGATATCTTTTACCTTTGGATATTTTTCAAGAACCATATTGTTGGGTTTACCAACTTTAGATTGTATACTACTGTTTAGATATTCCTTACAATTTTTTAACTCATCAGTATCTTCATTCAATTCAACATGTATCAAAGGGATAGTGAACATGTCGAGTACATTAATTTTATTCATACTATGTCAGTTCGGTTTCTACCTCTTCATTTAGATCTGTTTTTCTTTTCTTATCATTCTTATCATCTCCAACTACTTCTCTGAGTAAGTTTTCATCTTCAAGACTTTCATTCCATTCCCCATAAGTTGCCATCATTTTTCTCCGATAGTAATTTCTTCATCACAATCTGCAAAATCAACTGCCATTTGACCTCCGATTTCAGCACCTTGATCCATACCAAACATTGATATTGCACCACCTATTACCCATCCTACTATAGGAATAGATGATACGCCAGTTTGTGTAACAGTAGCAGCACCTAATGCACCACCAACCATCTTACCAGTTCCTTCTCCACTTCCTCTTGCCTTAATACATGCTATCTGTTTTTCAGTTAGTCCAGAGGAATTTGTAGTAGTTTCTCCTACTACATTTTGTTTCTTAATATCTACATTCTTCTTACCCAATCCTAGGAAACCTGCAGGTCTACTGATTTGTTCTGTAGATGTTACAATCCTAGGATCATGTGCTCTGTAATCAATCTTATATCCAGTTTTATCTGCCTCTATTCTGTATGCAGTATACTTTCCTATAGGCAAATCAAATTTAGGAAATGAGGAATTATTTGATAGTAAACCAATCATACCGATATGGGATATACCCAAAACAGTTCCTAATCCTAATATAAAAACGTTTTTCTTATCCACTATCCTTTCTTAGTTGGAGGAGTCGGTGCAAGTACCATTGGTGCTTGTTCAATCCTAATTGTTTGAGCAGGTGCTGTGCTTGCTGCTTTCTCAATTAGTTTTTCCATATCTGCTTTAGATACTTGTGCAGGTGGTTTTGATGCACTACTACCATTCTTCTTATTCGCTGTCTGAATGCCGAAGCTGGCTAGGACCCCTGTGAAGACCGAAGCTATGAAAGTTGGGTCAATATTTTTTTGAGGGAAATTTGGAACTGTAACATAATTTAGTGTTAATATACCACCACTCCAGATTAAAATTCCGAGTCTCACAAAAGTTGAGAAGATCTCCATCTGCTCCTCTTTGTCCTCGGATAATTCTTTTAGTTTTGCAAGAGGACCTACTGCTTTTTTAGGTTCTTCTGCTATTACTTCTTCTTTTTTAACTGCTTCTGCCATGACATAAAATTGAGAGACTATTTATATATAGCATTCTCAATTTTACATAATGTGTTTTCGTTTAAAAACTTGGGATTCCAAATCCCCCACCAACAGGAGGTGTCGCAGCAGGTGCATCAGGTGTAGGTACTGATGGTAGGTCTAGTCCACCACCAACAATTCCACTAAGACCACCTGGCATTACTGATTCCATGATCTTACCTTTAACATCTTCGATGATTGCATCCTTCCTTATGAATACATATCCACCAAGACCGACTATCCCAAGTGCAACTGCACCTGAGAAAATAGCGATTCCATTAATAATTTTTTGCATAATTCTATCTTGCTTTAATAGCAGATTCTACCTGTGCTAATAGTTTATCATCCATATCAGTTTTTGTCAACTTGACTGCTTTCTTAAGGATAACAAGGCAAATGTCTATTAGTTTTTCACCCAGTTCTTCGTTTTCTGGGATCTTTGCTACTGCGTCAGATATAACTTTTGTAGCAAATGGGAGTAAAAAGGATAACATAATCTTACTGTATTTACATCTACACTATATATAATCTAAATTTCTACGATGTCTATACCATCTTCTATATCTTCTATGTACTCTAATGACAGTATCTTACTCTCTGAGTTTGGTTCTAACCATTCTTGAAATTCAGCATGAATAGCATCAGCATAATCCATTTTGGTTAATTGGTTAGGTTGTCCATCTTCACATAGGAAATGAATCCTATCTAAAGCCCAATCATAATTCTTTTTTAGTGTTTGTTTCAAAGTTACCATAATCTTTTTTCATGTAACGTCCTAGGATGTTACTATTATAGTACTTTGGTGTCCCATCGTCAAGTGCTTCTATTAAAACATTATGAAGAAATAGTTGTCTTGTCTCTTCGTAGTTTACCTTTCCTAGAGTTGTGTGGAGGGATATGATTTCTCTTTTAAAGGAGTTCTTTCCGTATAGTTTAACATCCTCCTTAAGTTCGGGGGAACTTCCATAATACTTCTTCCAATCGCTCTCGCTTGTAACTCTTCTTTTGCCTCCTCTGGGTTTTCTCTTCTGCACGAAATACTTTCTTCCGATGTATTCTCTACCGTTCTGAAGATTAGTAATCCTGTAGATGTAACCGAAGAAATCGCCAATATCGTCAGAAGTGAAAGCTGTACCTTTGTAGTACCAGGGATTTTCATAATCACCTTCCATACTGAATTAATCATTTATTATTTCCTATATTTATCCACCCGCAAAATCATCCCATTGATGCTCTGCAGAGTCTCTAATTGCTTTCTTCATTTCTTCTAAATCCCACTCTATATCAGAGTTTGAATCCTGAGAAGGTGTCTTTTTTAACATCTTGTTTGATTCCACCAACGATGTAGGATTCGACTTCTGTTTCCTGTGGTGCGACTTGAAGACCCTTAGAACTGATCCAATGCTCTGTCCAAGGGAGTGGATTGTTTCTTGCAGATACGTCATAAATTGGTTTAATTCCTATTGATCTCATTCTACGGTTTGCTACCCATTCAACATAACGATGTAGTAGTTTGTCATTCAGACCAATCATACTACCATCTTTGAATAGATACTCTGCCCATCTCTTTTCTTCATCAACACACTTTTCAAACTCTTTTACTATCCAAGGTTCTTCTTCTTTTACAATTTCAGACATTTGTTTGTCGTCACCTTTTCTCCAGTTGTTTAGGATGTTTTGAGTTATTGCCAGATGCTGATTCTCATCTCTTGCAATAAGCGATATGATTTTCGCAGACCCTTCCATGCATTTAAGTTCACCAAAAGCAAAACTACAAGCAAAAGATACGTAAAAGCGGATACCTTCCAAAATGTTGACATTAGCGACTGCCCTATAAAGTTTTCTTTTTAATTCTTTCTTTTCATTATCTGCATTAGGTCCTTGCCACTCTGATTTCCACCAGTTACTTGTATCATACTGATGTGCCTGATTTACAAACGCATCATAGGATCCTGTAACACTCTCTGCCCTTTCTAAGATTCTATTGTCTGTAAGAATAGTATCAAAGACCTCACTTGGATTTGTATAAACATTCTTCATAATGTATGTGTATGAACGAGAATGAATCATCTCCATCATCTGCCATACGTTCATACATCCTTCTAACTCAGGTAGAGAACAGTATGGTGCAAATGCCATACCTGGTGCACGACCTTGTACAGAATCAAGCATAACTTGATACTTCAAGTTTGATGTAAAGATATGCTTTTGCTCTGGTCGTAATGATTGATAATCTCCACGATCTTTCTGTAGAGATACCTCTTCTGGTCTCCAGAAATATCCTAACTGAGACTTAGTTAAGTTCTCAAATGCAGGATACTTGAAAGAATCGTATCTCTGAACACCTAAAGGTGCACCAAAAAACATTGGTTGCTTTTTAGTATCAACCTTTTGTGTGTTGAACACAGTCATGGAATCAACCACTTTTTTCTCCGTAGAACTTACTTTAAATTGCACAGGACTCACACTCCTCTGGGTTTTCTATTGAACATTCATTTATTAAATTATCTAACTCTGATGATTTCTCAGGAACATTGTCATGCCATCCTATTGAATGTGCAGGTTCCTCAATCTCATCACTCTTCATATCATGAGTATTTTGATAATAAGAAGTCTTCCACCCATACTTGTATGTGGTTAGAAGATCATTTGCCATAACACTAGTAGGAACTTCATTACCTTCAAAGTGTTGTGGGTTGTAAGACCAATTACCAGATATGGCTTGGTCGAAGAATTTTTGCATTACTGCAACGATCTTAATATATCCATTATTACTTTTCATATCCCAAAGAAGGGTATAAGCATTTTTCAAAGTCCCATACTGCGGAACAATCTGCTTAAGGGGTCCTTTCTTTGATTTTTTAATGGACAAGTATCCTCTAGGAGGTTCGATTCCGTTTGTGGCATTAGACACAACGGAACTGCTCTCCGAAGGCATTTGTGCGGACAACGTTGAGTTCCTGACTCCGTATTGAACGACAAGTTTTCTGAGAGATTCCCAATCATAGTTTAGATTGTTTGGAACAATTTCATCGACATCGTTCTTATATGTATCAATTGGAAGAATTCCATTATGATACTTGGTGCGATTTGAGTATTCGCATGCACCTTTTTCCTTTGCAAGTTGTACAGTTGCCTTTATTAGGTTGTATTGGAATGCCTCAGTTAGGTCGTGAACTAACTTATATGCCTTCTCATCTTCATATCCAACACCGTTCTTAGCAAGGTAATGAGCAAGACCAATATAACCTACTCCAAGCGATCTACGTGCCTTGGTAGCGATCTCTGCTGCTCTAACTGGGTATCGTTGAAAATCAATGAGCTCATCAAGAGACCTAACAGTAAGATCACAGAGGCTTTCAAGATCCGAAAGATCCCTAATTTTGCCAATATTAATAGCACTAAGGATGCAGAGAGCAATTTCTCCAGTTTCGTCATCAATATGATTAATAGGTTTAGTTGGGAGTGTTATCTCCTGACATAGATTACTCATTTCCACTTTATCCAAGAAGGATGAATGGGAATTACAATGATCTATGTTCATAATGTATATTCTACCAGTTTCTGCTCTTTCTTTCAACAGGTCTAATATAAGTTCTTGTGCGTTTACAGTTTCTTTGGGAATAGATTCATCATTCTCATACTTTACGTATAGTTCATCAAAAGATTCTGTACCAAAACTATCATATAACCCTGGCACATCATGAGGAGAAAAAAGACTAATCTCCTGTGCTGCCATAAATCTCTCATAAAATAATCTAGTAATCTGAATACTATAGTCTAATTTTCTTACTCGGTTATCTTCTGTTCCTTTATTATTCTTTAAAACTAATATATCTTTTATTTCTTGGTGCCAGATCGGAAAGTGGACAGTCGCTGATCCACCACGGATGCCATTTTGAGTGCAACATCTGACAGTGCTTTCAAACTTTTTGAGGAACGGGACAACACCTGTATGTTGGACTTCTCCACCCCTGATTTTAGCGTTGATGCCACGGATGCGACCCGCGTTGATGCCGATACCCGCCCTTTGTGCAACATATTTGCCGATAGCCATATCAGAACTAAAGATGCTATCGAGGGTGTCATCAATATCAACAAGAACACAGCTAGCAAATTGTCTAAGTGGAGTTCTAACCCCTCCCATGATAGGTGTGGGAATGTTGATTTTGTGTTTACTGATTGCGTCGTAGTATCTTTTGACATAATCGAGTCGAGTTTCTTTTGGATATTCTGCAAAGATAGATGCGGATATTAGCAGATACATGAACTGAGGAGTCTCATACACTGAACCCGAACTTCGGTCTTGTACTAAGTATTTATCGACAACCTGCCTTAAACCAGCATATGTAAACAGTAAATCCCTTCCATGGTCTATGAAAGATTCAAGTTTATCAAACTCTTCCTCTGTGTATAAATTAACCAACTCAGAATCATATACACCCTTCTCAATGCAATCTATAACATGATCCTTGACTTTAGGAATATCATGTATACGTCCATACAATTGCTTACGAATAGAAAATAATAATAATCTTGATGCAACAAATTGATAGTTGGGATAATCTAAGTCTATTAGATCACTCGCAGATCTAATTAAAATATTCTGAATCTCTCCAGTAGATATCCCATCATAAAACTGCAATCCTGATTGAATTTCTACTTGACTTGCAGAGACACCTGCAAGACCTTCACATGCCTGTTCAACCATTGCATGTATCTTTTCAAGGTTAAGTGGTTCTATTCCTCTTCCATTGCGTTTCTTAACTTTGATGCTCATACCTTTTTCCAATTGTTAAATTTAATTTTTGCTTGTAATGATGAATATGTATTTGATTCTACTATGGACTTTACGTTATGTCCACTAAGAACCATGTCATTTATGTCCTTTTCATCAATATTGGACGGCCAAATGACTATCTGATCTCCTCGATCAATGGTCTTGTTGATTCTTTCAATGATTTCTCTGTTACGAGGTTCGTTATCAAAAACCCAAATATAACTGCTCCAACCAAACGACCTAATATCAAGATCGGAACCGCACATAGCAACCGAGTTCTCCAAGAACGTTGAGTCGAATGGTCCTTCGGTAATGTAAATGGGTTTCGTATCATCAATTTTGTCTAAGCCGAACAGTTTTGGTGCTTCATCTTGAAGCATGACAGTGATATATTTAACAGAATTAGGACCTAGACTTCTTCCTTGAAACCCAATGAGATTCTTATCTGTATCATACATTGGTATAATGATTCTACTTTCATCCCTACCTATGGTGTCGAATGTGTGTTTTTGGGTATTTGTCCACTCTTTAAACTTTGCAGCAAAGTAAAATTGAGACGCATCTAAGTTTCTCTTTTCAAGATAATTCTTAGCAACAGGAACCTCAGATGCCCTCGGTAAGTCTATTTTCTTTCTAAATATGGGTTTGGTAAACTCAAGTTTAGGTTCATCTACTACAAAGTTTTTACCAGTAAAACCTTCTTTAAACTTCTCCATAGTATATTGTTTATGAAGAGTAGTATCAATTTGTTTAAGGAAGTTATTA